TCAACTTCCCTACACGACCCACTCCCTTAATCTGGGTAAAGAGCGTGTTCAGGGGAATGATATTCAACCTGATCGTATGATCCGCACTGATCGTCACGGCAACCGCACGGCTGCTGGCGACATTGCCGTTGATCTTCGTAAGGGCGACTATGACCCGTTCTTTGAGAGTGCTTTCTTCAATTCGTGGAATGCTAACGTCCTGAAGATCGGCACTACGCCCAAATACTTCTCGATTGAAGATGCTGCTGATGACATCACGCAGTTCCGTCTTTTCAAGGGTATGGCTGTTTCCTCGATGGCTGTCTCGATCCGTCCCAACCAGATGGTCACTTGCACCTTCTCGATGGTTGGTAAAGATATGACGATTAGCGGCACCTCGGATGATCCCACCAAGACTGCCTCCTCGACCAATGCCCCGTTTGATTCGTATTCGGGTGCCATCGAGATCGGTAACGCTGGCAGTTCGCTCTCGTCCATTGCCACGGTCACTGGCATTGATTTCACCCTCTCGAATAGCCTTGCTCCTACCTTTGTTGTTGGTGCCTCTACGACCCCGCAGCTTGAGTATGGCATGGCTACTGTCGAAGGGACGATCACCGCTTACTTTGAAGACGCCACTCTGGTCAACCGTTTCCTGAACGAGACCGAGACGGCTATCGAAGTTGAAGTGGATGACCCCACTGGCACGAACCCCTATACCTTCCTCTTCCCGCGCATCAAGATCAATGGCGCTGATGTTCCGGTTGACAATCCTCAGTCGCGCATCATCACCCTGCCGTTTGTGGCGATCTATGATAGTTCGGAAGCTACGTCCCTGAAACTGACTCGGACGAACCCGTAATCCCCACTATGGGGTAGGCAGGGGTTGGTTGTCGGGGCCACTCCTGCCGCTTATATCACAATTCCCGACACAACCTAAGGAACACCCGACATGGACCTTCTCGACCTTAAACCCAAAGCAGATACTATCGAAGTCATCCTTAACCATCCTGTCACTCTTGAGCCTATCGCCAAAGAAGACGGAACTGAGATGTCGATCACTGTTTATGCACCACACTCCAAGGTGTATAAAGAGGCTCTCCACGAGCAAACCAATCGCCGTCTTCAGAAAGCACAAAAGAGCAAGAAGTTCAGCCTCACCTCTGAGGAAGCAGAACAGTCCGCTCTTGAAGTTCTTTCCCGAGTGACAAAGGAATGGGATATCGTTCTTGGTGGTAAGACACCCAAACTTGACTTCCAATCTGCTGTTGACCTCTACAGGGACTATCCTTGGATCAAGGACCAAGTCGAGGAGGCACTGAACGACACCGCTTCTTTTTTGAAAGCCTGATTGTCGATCTGGAAGAGTTCGCTGAACATGAGTTCAAGCTGAGCATTCCCGACAAGGATGGCTTATCACCAAGAGAGCACCTTGAACAAGTAGAAAGGCAGACTGGAAAGAGACCGAAAGAACTGGATGGACCTGAGTTCCCAGAACTTCTATCTCATATCTGGTCTGCCTTTACTATTTTGAACAATTCAAGGTCTGTAGGATTTAGCGGGCCTAATCCCATTTCGTATGGTGACATTAAGGCTTGGATGGAATTGACCAATACGCCACTTACTGCCTTCGAGGTAGAAGCAGTTAAAAGGCTTGATAAAGTCTATATGAGGGTCACAAATGGCTGATATTGCTGAGATTGGTATTGGCATTGATGCCAGACAAGTTGTCACCGCTAAACAAGAGATACAAAGGCTTGGAACTGCATTCAATAGTGCAGAACGCAGTGCATCTGTGTTTGTTCAAGCCTTTGATCGCGCCTTTAAGACTGCTCAGAGAGATATTCAATATCTGAGAAACTCTGCGAAGGCTTTTCAGGAACTGGTCAATAAGGCTAACAACGTCACGAACTCCTATAAGTCTGCTGAAGAATCCGCATCTGTATTTACAAGGATGCTTCTTGAACAAGAGGCTCAAACCCTAAAAGCAGGAAGAGCCTTTCAGGAACTTGTCAACAAGGCTAACAACGTCACGAACTCTTACAAATCTGCTGAAGCCTCTGCTTCTGTTTTCACCGAGGAACTTCGTCGTCAAGAACAACAAGCTGCCAAAACTGCTATTGCTAATCAGAATGCAATCAACAAGCAGCTTGGCGTTGGCGGCGCTGGTGCAGTGGCTGGTGGTGCCAGCTTCAGTGCTATGGAAGCAGAACTTGAGCGCCTATCACTAAAATATAACAAGGTCTATGCTGCTTCCAAATTGTATGAAGCCTCTCTTGAGGAACTTAACAGGGCACAACGTCTTGGTGCTATCTCTGCTGACCAACTAGCAAGAGAAGTAGACCAGTTGACCTTGGAATATCAGCAATTTGCTAATGGGGCAACCAACCTCAACAATCGTTTTGTCCAATACGATGCTTCTCTGATAACCTCAATGAAGTCTACCAACCGTTTTGGTATGGTGGCGCAACAAGTTGGTTATCAGGTTGGTGACTTCTTTGTGCAAATCCAATCTGGCACAAACGCTTTCGTTGCCTTTGGTCAACAAGCTACTCAGTTGGCTGGTCTTATCCCCGGAGTTGCGGGGGCTATAGCTGGTATTGGTATTTCCCTTGGCACTGCTCTTCTTGCTTTCTGGTCCAGAACTTCACAAGCAGAAGAAGCCACTAGCAAGTATAGTGAAGCCTTTAAGTCTTTGAAAGAAGAAGTTTCCAGCACGGCCCTAGAGATCGAGAGACTAAACCGTGGTTTGGAAAGCACCAATGAGGTAGTTTTTGTTCAAGAACAAGAGCGCCTTCAGGCACAACTAGACGCTCTCATTGCTCAACGAGAAGACGCCTACATTGAGCAATCTGTTTTGGAAGCGCAGATTTCCAATCTTGAAGAGCGATTGTCGGTTAATCAAGAAATACTAGAGACTCTTCGTAGACAAAAAAGAGAAATTGCGGAAAGAAATGCTCAGGAAGCTGAACGAGAAAGGCTTGAACGGGAAATTGCAAATCGTATCAATTTTAACTATGAGATGTATGGCAAGTTCCGTCGTGAGGCTGAACAGATCACCACAGAACAAGAACAATTTAACCAACGACTGAAAGATGCCTATCGTTTGTATGGCAACCTTCGTATGCAAGCTGATGGTTTTGAAAGTGTTCTGGCAAGAACTGCCTCAAGCGCCGCTGTTTTGGCTGAAAAGTTGGGTGTTAGCCTTTCTGTAGCCAGTAGACTAATTGGTTCTGTTTCTCGGCAAAATCAGCCAGTTATTTTTGACCCCAGAGACCCTAATTATGATCCTATCGCGGCTGAAATGGAACGTATCCGTCTTGAGACTACTCAAGGAGGCAGGGCGACTAGAGGTGCAACAGGAAGGGCTGAAAGACTGAGACAAGAAATTGCTCTCACCAATGAATTGACAGAAGTAGAGCGTCAACGCCTAGATGTCATCAGATCGGTCGAGAGTTCTCTTGAATCTGGGTTCATGGCTATGATTGATGGCACCAAGAGTGTCAAGGATGCCTTCCGTTCTATGGCAAGGGACATCATTGCTGAACTTTATCGTGTCTTTGTTGTTCAGCGGATTGTAGGGGCCATTGGTGGAGCGGCAAGTCTTGCTACCAATCCTAATGGTCTTGGCTTCTTCCGGGCCTCTGGTGGTTCGATCATGCCGGGACAGTCTTACATTGTCGGTGAAAAAGGCCCTGAGATCATTAGACCTCGCCACAGCGGAACTGTTGTGCCTGCACATCTGTCTGGTCAAGGTGGTCAATCTTCCATGACTGTCAATAACAACATCACTGTCACTGGTTCTGATGCTGCTACTGTCCGTATGGAAGTTGCCAAGATGATCCCGCAAATCACTGAGGCTACTAAAGCTGCTGTTATTGATGCTCGTCGTCGTGGCGGTCAAATGAGAGCCGCATTCGTGTAAAGGAAAATGTAGATGGCAATATCTTATCCCCTGAGCCTCCCGACAAGCATTGGGATTGCCAGCATCACCTTTAGTGCTGAGAATGCAGTAGCGGTCAGCCAATCACCCTTTACCTACTCGCAACAGATCGTCCAGCATCCGGGCCAGAGGTGGAAAGCCTCTGTTTCCCTCCCTCCCCTACTCAGAGACCTGATGGAGCCTTGGGTGGCCTTCCTATTGAGCCTGAAGGGCCAATATGGGACGTTCCTTTTGAATGATCCTAACTGTGCCACTCCAAGAGGCTCTGCTGGCGTTACACCGGGAACTCCTGTAGTCATGGGTGCTGGACAGACTGGCGATGAGTTGGACATAGACGGCCTTCCTACGAGTGCTACGGGTTATCTCCTTGCAGGGGATTACATCCAACTCGGGACAGGTTCTTCCGCCACATTGCACAAAGTCCTTGCTGATGTGAACTCCAATGGTTCTGGTGAGGCCACTCTCGATATTTGGCCTTCTCTTCGTTCTTCTCCCGCTGATAATGCCACTGTCACCCTAAGTTCCGCTAAAGGGGTGTTCAGGCTGGCTAACAATATTCAGCAATGGGAGATCAACAACATGAGTAATTACGGCATCACCTTTGATTGTGTGGAGGCTGTATGACGCTCATTGTAAACTCTCCATCAGCGTCAATTTCCGTTGTAGGGGAAGTCCCTCGTATTTATGCGAACTCCTCTCGACAGATTGACAGCCTTCTCAATGCTGCCCTTAATGCCTCTACGATCACTCCTTTTCTTGCAGTTGATCTGGATGTAAGCACTCCTGTCTATATGTGGTCTGGTTATGGTGATCTGACCATTGGTTCCAAGACCTATCTTGGCGCTGGACAACTGATGAGCATCTCTGCTGTTGAAGAAACGACAGAGATACAGGCTAAGGGCGCTTCAATCACTGTCAGTGGTATCCCTTCAAGTTTTTTGTCTCTGGCTCTTACTGAACCCTATCATGGTCGAGAGTGCCGTATCTACTTTGGTCTAGCCAATGACCCCTCTGGTTATGTGGAAATCTTCTCTGGTGAACTTGACCAGATGAACATCTCTGAGGAAGGTGATACTGCAACGATCCAACTTCTTGCCGAGAACGTCTTGATTATTCTGGAACGAGCCGTTGTAAGACGTTTTACAGCGGAAGACCAGAAGTCCAGATTTCCCGCAGATAGAGGCTTGGAGTTTGTTGCTGGCATTCAAGACAAAGACCTTGTTTGGGGTAGGGCTACCGAAAGACCAAGATCATCGTCAAGTGGACAATCCCGTGCGACAGGGGCAGACATTCGTTAAACTCTGAGGTCATAAGATGTTTTTTCTCCCGGCTATAATGGGCGCTATCTCTGCGGGGATGGCTGCTGCAACAGGAACTCTTATGACTGGCTCATTCATGGGTGCTCTCTCGGGCACTTTCATGGGCCATTTCCTTGTTAGCACTGCTATGGGTGTTGCTCTCAATGCTCTTACTCCTAAGCCAAACCTCGGCAGTTCTCGGGGGTATAGCATCCAAGGTGAGAGTGGAGCAGCCCTAGATCATCAAATCATCTATGGTAAGACCCGTGTTGGTGGTGTGCGAGTTTACGATTCCACTACTGGTGCTGGCAATGAGTTTCTTCATAGGGTGATTGCTTTTGCAGGCCATGAGATTGAAAGCTATGAGGACATCTACCTCAATGACGAGATTGTAACTCTTGATGGTAGTGGTAATGTTACCTCGCCTTCTCGCTACAATGGATATGTGACGATCAAGGAATATCTCGGCACTGATACTCAAAGTGCTGATACTGGATTGATCTCTGCTACTGCTTCTCTGATAGATGGTAGATGGACTACAGCCCACAGGCTTCAAGGGATTGCTTATCTATATGTCAAACTGAAATACAACCAAGACGCTTTCCCCAATGGTGTCCCTGTTGTCTCTGCTGT